TTTGTATATGTTTTATATTCAATTTTATAGATAGTTATAGATAGTTATATCTAGACACATAAATATATTCAATAAATATATAATCATAATAATCATAATAATTATTACATATTTATACATATACGTATCTAGCTATGCAAAATAAAAATATAGATTACTCTATAACAAATATAAATAATGTAAATCCTTATGATAAAATATTAGAAAATTTATATTTAGGTAGCGCCAGAGCATTAGAATACCATAATACACCAAATCATATATCTTTCGATATGATCGTAAATTTAATAAAGCCTACCCATATGTCAGATAATAATATACCAAATTGTAAAACATTCATACGTATTCCTATCAATGACGATTCGGACGATAATGATAAATTATTGATGGAAATAGAGAAAACGCACGTTTTAGAGAAAATGCATAATTCACTAATGAAAAAGGAAAATGTATTGGTTCATTGTTTTGCCGGAATGAGTCGATCATGTACATTAGTAGCCTGTTACCTAATTAAATATTGTAATATGGATATTAACGAAAGTATAGAATATATCAAATCTAGAAGACCCATTGCCTTCTTTGGTGGAATTCATTTTATGAAAACATTGAAAAATATTAAAAAAGAAATATAAGAGATTATAAATATTGAAAGATTATAAAATAATATATTAAATAATAAAATGATGCGCAGTTCCATAAGTTTTCATAGCCTGAACATGTTTTACATCTAAACCATATTTTATATTTGCCTTAGATATAATATTTTGTACAGAAATATAAACTTCTTCCGCAATTTCTGGTAAAACTATTATAGATATACGAACACTATAATCACGCTCAAATCTTTGCTCTCTTAAAAGGGTTCCTTCGCAGAAAGTTCCATAACAATATTGATAGGTTAATCCTTCCGTAATTTGTGTTATTTCCCTTGTAATATCAATAACAGCATCTTCAAATAATTCTTTTTTATTATCAAATGAATGATAAGTAATAGGAATTCCTATAGTAAATTCCCAAATTACTCTTTTATTTTCTTCTAAACTATCTAAATTATTTATTTCAGACATATATTAAAATATTAAAATATTATATATTATATATTATTAATAAAAGATTATATATATATAATATAATAAAATTTTATAAAATGTCAAATAAAAAAAATACTAATAAAAGTAATAATTCTATTAATAATAATAATAATTCTATAAAAGAATGTGAAACTAAGTTTTGTAAATTATACTTACCTATGTATGTAAAAAAAATGCTTGCAGAATTTCGAGAACAAATGGTTAAAAAATTTACCAAAAAAATGTCTCCTAGTGAAAAAAAAGATTTTTATGAAAAAGAAAAAAAAAAATTAATGAAAAAATCAAAATCACTTAAAAAAGAAGAAAAAAAAAATTTTGATGATTGTATGAATACTTATTGTAATAAAGGGTGTAAAAATACTATTTATGAAGATGGTGATGGTAATATCTTTCCTGCTTCATTAGAAAGACAATTACGAAGTAATTTAGAAAAACATTTTAATGATGATAAAAAATTTATTGAAAATATTATAGATTCGAATAAAAAACAACGTATTGATATTTTCAAAAATAAAACTTCTGTATTAAAAGATAGTTTTTATAAAAAAATAAATAAAAAAACACTTAAATTACTAAAAAATAAAAAGGCAGTTTCTTGTTGTGGATATATAAATTTTGAAAAAATTTAAGTAAAAATACCTTTTAGAAAAGCCAATCCAAAATATAAAGAGCTCGTAAAGAAATTAATTTTTCATTTCAAAGAAGGGGCTCAAGATAATCTTAATTTATTTGTAATTAAATAGTTGCCCTAATACTACTATCCCGATCTCTGGAAATATTAAATCTGGGCATATCCACTCCAATATATTTTAATGATGCTTTAAGCAAATCACCTTCTCCTCTGTCAATTCCATCACTCATTTTCCAAACTATGGTTTCACCGCGCGGTAACCCGGCTACTAGAACAGCTTCGGCGCCGGTTTTAACAAAAAGTCCCGGGACGGTTTCCATTGCCACCGTAGGCAATGTCCCTGTTCCAGAAACCATAATGGGAAATGCCTTACAAGCATTTACAACTCTCTGATGAACTGGATCTTTCGAAATCATCAAATTGTGAAATGCCTGTGCTAGACCTCTTAATGTAATACCGAATAGGGGCGCCCCGCAGCCATCTACCGCAATCTTAGTTATTTTTTCATTACTTAACATTTGTAATTCTTTTCTACACGCCACCTGGACAGGATGTTTTGGATCCTTATATGTTTTAATATCCCAATTATTTAGTTTAGATGTTGTAATCATTCCCGCGTGTTTGCCAGAACATGGTGCGGCCAGAGAAGTTGCCACTTCATTAACATCATTTGACAACATCGCTGTAAAGGGAGTATTCTGAAGCGCGGTTTCATCTAGCCCAACTGTGGAAAGGATTCTTTTAACATTCGTTTGATGTTCTAGTGATCCAATATGGGAAGAGGCGACTAAAGCTATCAATTCATCATCTAATATTTTTGTACCTAAACCATTTCGGACCATCGCGGAAGCCTGGATGGCCTTAATTGCGGAACGAGGATACATTATAAAATCGCTTTTACCTAAACCTAGTTTAATATTTCCAGATGCATCTAAAATTAAAAGGTGTCCAGAGTGAATTGATTCTATAATATTGGCTCTTATGATTTCAATTAATGGTTGACCACAGGTTATATAGTTTTTAGGATTTGATATTGTTAATCTAGAATTTGTTCTGGATGATCTTCTAGATACTGTTCTGGATGATCTTTTGGATTTTGTTCTTTTATTATTTATTCTTTCCATCTTTAGTTCATAGTATAAATATATATGATATTTTATTTAGAAAATTGTAAAATTATAAAATTATAAATGAAGAAAATGTTTAAACTTATTTTGGTTAAGTTTTTCTTAAAAACTTATTTGGTTAAGTTTTTCCTAAAAACTTATTTCATACCGGCTAGATATATAATTAAAAATTTGTTTAATCATATCATATTTATTACCTGAAAAATATTCTTTACCATAAAATGTTTCCTGTGTAAATTTAACTTTAAATAATTCTATCAATTTTGCTTCACACTCTACGGAATTTTCACAACATAACATACAAATTACATTTGACCCGTTGGGATATTGTTTTGTCCTATTAACAATATTTGAACTCCTACCAATTTTATAGATAGGTTTATTACTATTTACAAACTCTCTAGTATGAACTAAATATATACCTTCCATGTTTTGAGGCGGAAGCGGTATGGCGACAGGGAGGGGTGTTGCGGGTGTTTCCGGGATGGCTGATGGTGGGATGGCTGGAAGAGGGATGGATGGGATAGGGATTGTTCGGATAGGTACAATATTACCTAATAAAATATCAATTCTTTCTGGATATAATAATTTCATTTGTTCAATAGTTAATTTATTAATACCTTGTTCTTTTTCAATCTTTCTAGCTATTTGTATTTTTCCACAAGCAGATTTTTGATTATGTCTTGTTAGATCAGCATTACGAGTAAATGCTGAATTACAAAACTTACATTTTATATTATTAGTATTATCTTTTTTATTAGTATTAATATGATTTTCAATTTCTTCATTATTAGATAAACAATGAAATGAATTTTTCATATGAGCTCTTAATACACTTGGAAAAATAAATACCATATTACATTTAGGACAAGTTCTATCTGCCATTTTATTTTTATATCTATAACTATTTTATATTTTATAGTTTTATTTTATCTTTATATCATTTATTGTTTTTTGTAAAAATTTGTAACTTATAGAAAATATTTTTTGATTTTTTTATATTTTTTTGACATTTTCCTGATACATACATCTAGCTAAAAATTTTACAGAGGAAAGTTCAAGACAACTATCATTTTTTGCTATCATATAACTTTATAAAAATTTATAAAACTTGATTAAAAAATTTTTTATGTGCAGAGAATTTTCTCTCTCTCTGTCTTAATTTATCGTGCTAGCATATCAATATATAGTTAAATTATAAAATATAACACTTGTCAATACGTGCAAACCTATAGTGCTAGAAATGTGAAGTACTTGTTTTACAGTATTCAAGTATGTGAATACCACTGCTCAAGGTATGTATAATTATCATAAGTTTATATCTTTATATAAATATAAGTAATCAACAACACAAACTACATATATCAACTATAATTAAATAATTAATATATTATTATAATATAAAGATAAAATTATTTTTAATAATTAAAATATATAAAATACATAAAGTTATAAACATAAGATTATAAAAATATAAAGTTATAAAATATAGAAATATAAAATTTATTAAATGGAAGATAGAACTTGTTTAAAATGTGATATGGTATTTAAATATCCAAGTTATTATAAACGTCATCTTCAATTATCTTCAAGATGTAAAGATATAAATTATAACATTATTGAAAATCAAATTCAACAAACTATTGAATCTTTAGAATCTCTTCAATATTTACCAGAACAAGTAATTTTAAATCAAACAATTCCAAATCAAACTCTTCCAGAACAAATAACTCCAGAACAAGAAATTATTATTAATGAATTAATATGTCAATATTGTAATAAATTATTCAGTCGGAAGAGTTCTTTAGTTAGACATCAGAAAGAAACAAAAAGATGTACTCATAATATTCCTAATCCTCAAAATATACAAATACAAAATATAACAAATAATAATAATACTAATAATAATGATAATAGAATAATTAATAATACTAATAATAATACTAATAATATAACAATAAATAATATCATAGTTCCAGAAATAATATATCCATTCGGTTATGAAGATATAAGTTTCTTAAATGATTCCGATATGTTAGAAATTTTGAAAAGTCCAAATGGAGCAATCATAGCGATGGAGAAAGTTTATTCAAAATTAGAAAATCGTAATTTCTATAAACAGAATATTGGTAAAGATAATATTACATATATTGATAAAAATTTTGATAAGCAAATATATAAACAAAAGGATTTTCAAAATAAATTATTATTCCAAGCTGTAGAGTTTATGTATCGTATATGTTTTAAGTGCAGAGAAAGAATAACTTTAGAAGACCAAATAATTATTATGAAGAATATAAATATAATTGAAAAAACTTTACAAATGAAAGATGATGTTGCCAATGTTGTTTCGGCAATGTTGGAAAGAGATTTTATGAATAATTCCAGAAGAGAGTTTATCCAGAACTTTAATAAAAAATTGGAAACAGATAAATCATTTAAAGAAGATAAATTAAAATTTCTAAAAGAGATAAGGAAAGAATTAAATAGATATTATATAAATAAAACAAGTGTTAGAATTACAGATAATTTATTAAAGGATGAAGCATGGACAAAGAGTGAGCAAAATGAAGATGATGTAGCTAGAGATGATATATGTAATAATCTAAATATGTATTTTATAAATGATACACCTAGATATAAATTTTTTAAAGAAATGAAAGAAGAAGAATTAACTTATTTGAAAGATCATGGATTTACAATTGCCGATATTAGAGAATTGATAAAAATACATTCTCAAAGAACTAGAGATGAAATTGCTTTTATAGAAGAAACTTATTCTAAAGAGAGATCAGACAATATTAAAGAAACTTTAACAAAAATAGAAGAAGATGAATTTATAGATGGTTTGGAAAATATAGATATATCTAATCGGGCTATCTCAACATATTAATTTATAATTTTTATATTTTTTATATTTTTTACTTTTTATATTTTATACTTTTTATATAATACTTTTTATATTTTATATTTTATATTTTTTATATAATTTAATTAAATATAAATAAATAGGAATATTATTATATATAAAGAACTATATATAAATAATTATTATATATAAAGAATTATACATATAAATAATTATAATTATACATATATGAAATATGAATATTGATATAAATATGGATATGAATATTTGTGTAGTTTTTGTATGTAATAAAGCATATTTCAATAAATTTATTTATACTTGTAATCAATTACTTACAAATGGTAAATATAATGGAAATATTTGTTTAGTAATTGGAGATGATCTTCTAAATGATGAATTATTAAATTCTGATATTATAATTAAAAATAAAATAATAATAAAGCAAAAAATATAA